ATGCAACATTGTAAACATTTTAAGTTATCAAAATATGGACGTTATCGAATTAGTTTTAGACGAAAACAACATTAAGCAAGGCGTTTATGCCGTTAGTGTTGTAGAACACCCCGCAATCGAGGAAGACTGGGTAGCATTAAACAAGCACTTTGTCGAATTAAAAGAAGTAGACGAGGAAAAGCGTATTTTGATGGGCGCGGCTTTGATTCCTAACAAGCATATTTTGCGGTTGAACGAAAAGACAAAAGAAGAGTACTACATTTTCTTTTCAGAGAATACCATTCGCAAAGCATCCGAACTTTTCTTGAAACGAGGTAAGCAAAACAACGCGACCTATGAACACATGAAAGAAATAAACGGAATGTCCGTAGTTGAAAGTTGGATAGTCGAAGATGAGAAGCACGACAAGAGCGTTAAGTACGGATTTAACCTACCAATGGGTACTTGGATGCTATCCATGAAAGTAGATAACGAGGAAGTTTGGGAAAAAGTAAAAGCGGGTGAGGTTAAAGGTTTTTCAATCGAGGGATATTTCGATAGCAAAGAAGAACTAAGTCAACACGAATCATTATTAGACCAAATCAAAAACATACTAAAAGATGCCACCGAGAATTAGAACTAAAAGAAACAGCCAGTACACGGTACAAGTTGAAAGCGTAGAGCGTGAGAAAAAAACGGATTCGTTACCCGAAGTCGGAGCGTTAATAGAAAGCGACGGAAATTACTATGTAGGTAATGGTATCGAGTGGATACAATTTGCGCCTATTAATAATAACGCTCTACAAGTAGGTTGGGCGCGTTACGACGATACCGAGTTCACAAGCGAAGACCCGTATTTAATGACAGCCGAAACGGAATTCACACTACCTAATAACGGGGGTAGGGCAAATGACCCGTACAGCTTAGGCATGTATTCAAGTCCGTCTTTTGATTTACAAAAAGGCTCAACGTATGCGCTTACGATTGCTTTTAAAGCATCCATGAACACGAACAATGCACACGCTGACTTAAACTTCTACTGCCCTTCTGACGCTGATTATGCAAACATAGCAGACGTTATTGTATTTCCAAAGGGCAACGGGATAGAGCACGTTTATTCAAGGTCGTTTAATTTTTACGCAAACGAAAACGTAGCAAATGACGGACTACAAATTCAGTTTACCCCAAGCCATTCGGGAATAATATACAACGTTATTTACTTCATTGAAAAACTAAGCCATGCCTAAAGAAGATAAACGAGTGCCAGTTAGCCCGTTAGGAGGTAGGCGCGGTTGCCTATGCAAAGACAACACTTATAAAAGTGAATGTTGTAACGGTGAGTTATGGCAACAAGGCGTAGGTAGTTTAGAAAATCAAACTACAAGCCAAAGCCAAAACGTGAACCAACCACGAACAAAAAGCAATAGTTACTCTTAAAAATGCAACAATATAAACCCAAATAGTTAATTAGTTATGAATAAACACGTATTTGAAAAGATAGCGAAGTTAGGAAAGACTGAGTTATCAGAGGTAAAAGTAGATTTGGCAGTTACTGACGAAGTAGCGACTAAATTAAAGGACATTAATAACGTTCTAAAAATTGCCAACGATTCTAATAATAAAGTCGTAAAGTTGGTCGATCAAGTTAATGCTTCTTATAAAAAAGCCGCACCATTTGTTAATTATAGTAAAACAATGGGTAAGCAAATAGACGGACTTTACAAAAACCTTGAAAAATTAGCCAAAGAATTAGGTGTTAATGTACAATCTACGGAGGCTTTTAAAGGTATTCAAGATTCCTATCAGTTTTTAGGACAAATCGAGGACGCAATGGTAAACATGAAAAACGCTATTTCATCAATAGGTAAATAATATGAACGCAAAACAAGCACTTAAAGAAATCAAGACGCTTTTAGGAATGGAAGTGAAACTTGAACAAGCCCGTTTAATTGACGGAACAACCGTAATCGAAGCACCTTCTTTTGAAGCGGGAGCGGAAGTATTTGTAGTAACCGAGGAGGGAAATGTTCCTTTACCCGTTGGTGAATACGAAATGGAAGGCGGCGAGTACATTCTTGTAGTTACTGAGGAAGGTATCATTTCCGAAATCAAGGAAAAGATGGAAGAAACCGAAGAGGAAGTAACCGAGGAAGTCGCTACAGAAACTGAGGAAGAAATGTCTACCGAAGAAAGACAACCTAAAAAGACTATCGAATCTATTATTAAAGAAACGTTGTTTAGCGAGGTTGCAAAAATGCGCGAAGAAAACGAAGCATTGAAAGCTGAATTAAACGCCATTAAGACGGAATTAAGCACACAAAATAGCGTTAAACCTATTTCTTATAACCCCGAAAACGAAAAGCCTGTTCAAGTATTCCGATACGAAAAACAAAAGGCTCAAAGTTCTTTAGACCGAGTATTGAATAAAATATATTAATCTTTAATTTTTAAATAAAATGCCTACAAATGTTGACAACACTACTTCTTATGCTGGCGAGTTCGCAGGGAAGTACATTGGTGCGGCTCTTTTGAGCGCAAACACTATCGAAAATGGCGGTGTGACCGTTATGCCTAATGTTAAATACCGTTCAACGGTAAAGACTTTAAGCGCTACTCAATTAGTGCAAGATTCATTATGTGATTACACCCCAACGGGAGAAATCCTTTTAAATGATAGGGTAATCGAACCTAAATACCTAATGGTAAACAGCACTATTTGTAAAACTGAATTCGAAGACGACTGGGAAGCTATCCAAATGGGATATTCTGCATTTGACGTTTTGCCTAAAAACTTTACTGACTTCTTTATCGCTCGCGTTCTTGGAACAATGGCTGAAAGCACCGAGACTTCAATTTGGACTGGTAACGGTGCAAACAACGGAGAGTTTGACGGTCTTTTCTCTTTGGCTCTTTCCGAAGTTGGAACAGGTATCCCATTAGCTCAAGGTGTTGGCGGTGTATCCATAGACCCTACAAACGTAATCGCTGAGATAGGTAAGGTGGTCGACGCTCTACCGTCAAGACTTTACGGAAAAGAAGGTCTTAAAATCTACGCTCCCCAAAACGTTGTACGTGCTTACGTTCGTGCGCTTGGTGGATTCGCTTCAGGTGTTGGAGCGGCAGGTATCAACAACCAAGGAACAACTTGGTATAATGGTAATGCTAACGCTTTAACTTTCGACGGTATTCCATTGTTTATGGCTAACGGAATGGATTCAAATACTATGTTGGCAACTACAAAAGAGAACTTGTTCTTTGGCACAGGATTACTTTCTGACCATAACGAAGTTCGTGTACTTGATATGGCTAACTTGGACGGGTCTAAAAACGTTCGTTTCGTAGCTCGATATACTGCGGGTACTCAAATCGGAATCTTGGAAGACTGCGTTGTTTACGACGTATCTCTATAATCATTAACGGGGGTGTAAAAGCCCCCTATTTTTAACTTTTTAATACATAACAAATGGCTTGTGATATTAGCAACGGAAGGTTAGAAGCGTGTAAAGATTCGGTTTCGGGTATTGACGCTATCTACATAATAAACTACGGTATTGAATACCCAACGGATGTAACTTTTTCACCTGTAGCGGGCGAGGAAGATGTAATTACAGCAGTTGCGGGTGTTACTGACCTTTACAAATTTGAGTTGAAAGGTGCGAACTCATTCGAGCAAACAATCCAATCAAGCCGTGACAACGGTACTACGTTCTTCGAGCAAGTAGTAGTAGCTCAGTTGAAGCGTCAAGATATTGCCGCACACAAAACGGTTAAATTGCTTTCTTACGGACGACCTCACATCGTTGTTCGTGATAGAAACTTGAATTTCTTTTTAGCGGGTCTTGAAAGAGGGTGCGACGTAACAGCGGGTACTTTCTCAACTGGTAGCGCTCTCGGAGATTTTTCGGGCTATAATTTGACATTTACGGGCATGGAGAACATTCCAGCGCCGTTCTTGGATTGTAACGACGAAGCGTCTTTAGCTACATTGTTCGGTGGTGCGACTATCGTAGATAACTAAAATAGGCACTTAATTCTCCTAATACTTAGTTTAAGGGGGTGGACAAACGGTCTGCTCCCTTTTTTTTGTTTTAAAACAATTCGTCTTTAAATAGTTATATAGATATGCAAGTAATAACACCTATTGCCGCACAAAAAACACTTAGTATCGTTCCGAGATACGAAAACGCGGACGCTTGTATATTCCGAGATGACCAAACAAACACCGAACAGACCTTTTCGATAGTATCATTTACCGAATTAGAATACTACTTCGAGTTGGTAATCGACGTAGATGTGGATTTAATCGAAAACCATTGGTACGATATGTTCTTATTTGATGGCGCGGTAATGACCTTTTATGACAAGGTATTCGTAACTTCTCAGAACTTAGACACGTTTAGCGTGAATAATTACCCTAACAATACGTCGCAATATATTCCAAATGTGACACAAAACACGTACATTACTTATGAATAACGTTCACTTTGTTGATTTAGCGAAATATGAAACCCCGTCTGTTCACGAAAACAGCCGCGAAAATTGGGTGGATTACGGGGAAGACAACGATTACTTTCAATATCTAATAGATAGGTACACTTACAGCCCTACAAATAACGCGATTATAAACAACATAGCGAAGTTAATATACGGACGTGGACTGAATGCCTTAGACGCGTCGAGAAAACCCGCTGAATACGCTCAAATGCGCGTGTTATTTAATAAGGAATGTATCCGTAAAGTTATCATGGATGCAAAGATGTTAGGTCAATTTGCTTTTCAAGTGATTTATTCTAAGGATAGAAAGCGAATCGATAAGGCATACCACATACCAGTTCATCTTTTACGCCCTGAAAAGTGCAATGCGGACGGTGAAATAGAAGCGTATTATTACTCGGACAATTGGGCGGACACTAAAAAATTCCCGCCTAAGCGCATTCCGTCTTTTGGTACGTCAAAAGAGGACATTGAAATACTTTACGTTCGTCCTTATTCGGTAGGACTTAAATATTTTGCGTTAGTTGATTACCAAGGGGCGCTTCCGTATGCGGTTTTAGAGGAAGAAATAGCCGACTATTTAATTAACGAGGTTCAAAACGGATTCAGCGGTACTAAGATAATTAACTTTAACAACGGAATCCCTACCGATGAGCAAATGAGCGACACCGAAAGGCTCGTTAAAAACAAGTTGACAGGCTCGAAAGGTGAAAGGGTAATCATTTCATTCAACAACAATAGAGACCAAGCAACCGAGGTTGTAGACATACCGCTAAACGATGCTCCGCAACATTACGAATATCTTTCCGACGAATGTATGCGTAAAATCATGCTCGGACACAACGTAACTTCGCCTTTACTTTTTGGGGTATCAAGTTCCAACGGATTCTCGAGCAACGCGGACGAGTTAAAAAACTCTTTCGTACTTTATTACAACATGGTTGTACGTCCTTATCAAGAATTAATCCTAGATGCCTTAGATACGATTTTAGCGTACAATCAAATCAGTTTAAAACTATATTTTGAGACGTTGAAACCGCTCGAATTCATGGACGCAAGCGGAAAGGTCGAAGAAGAAGTAGCCCTAAGCGCGGTAAATGAATTACAAAGCATCTTAGACGAGGTAGACCGTAATCAATTGAGCGACGAATGGGTAGTAGTTGACGAACGCGAAGTAGGCGAAAACGAGGACGAATTAGACGAAGCACTTTTAAACGCCGAAACGGAATTCGAACCTAAGGTTAGTTTGCTTAGTAAGTTGGTTAACTTGGTTCAAACGGGAAATCCGATGCCTAATTTAAAGAGTTCACAAGATAAGAAGGTAGGCGATTTGAAGTACTTTAAAGTGCGCTACAAATACACGGGTAATCCACAACCCGAAAGAGACTTTTGTTCGGCGATGATGTCAAATACTGATAGGCTTTTCAGAAAGGAGGACATTGACATAATGAGCAATCGAGCGGTTAACCCTGGTTTTGGTGAAGGCGGTGCAAACACGTACGACATTTTTAGGTTTAAAGGCGGCCCGCGATGTCATCACAAATGGGCGCGGGTTACTTTTATGCTTGACTTAAATAAGATAGAAGAAGGTTATAAGGAAATAGGAACAAGAGCGGCGGAAATTAAGGGCTACAAAGTAACTAATCCGTACGAGGTAAGTGTTTACCCTAACAACCTACCAAAAAAAGGATTTAGCCCACGAAATAAGAACCTACCAAGAGACGCGAGATAATGGCAGAAGCACTTTTAATAACACGAGACGATTTAGTACGTTTAACCGCGTTAGGTGGCAACGTCGATACGGATAAATTCATTCAGTTCGTCAAAATCGCACAGGATATTTACATACAAAAT